GGCATTACTTATGTACCTTGTAAAAATCAAGTATACGTTTAATATGGTCTGGAAAACCTATGTTTTCTCTTAGACTTGTAGAAACTTGATTCTGTATCTGTGCTCCAGATATTACAAGTGATGCTTTTCTTTCGTCTTTTAAATAATATTTTACTAAATCAAAACAAGCAAGTTTTAAATCTTCTGGGGTTGCACTATATCCTGATCTATATGTAACTTCAACTGCTTTTCTTCCTCTTGGAAAGTATTTATCTCCAGTTGCAGTAGTTCTAAAGATAGTATCTTTTGAGACGTCTACGATATATTCGTATTTGCCACTTGAATCAGAATTTTCTGAAATTAAAGTAACCCAAGAGCCACTTTGACTATCTCTTTCTCTTACTAATGATACACTTACAAGTGGACTTTCGTCAACCATTATTGCGTAGGTCAAATTGTCAGTTATATCAAAGTATTCAGTTTTATCAGTAGAGTAGTAATCTATAATGCTTGTACCACAATAAGTTTTTACTGCTTGACTAATGGCAGGAATTATAACATTGATTTTACTATCTTCATTGACACCTTGTATGCCCGCAAAATCTTTATATTCTCTTAATGTTATTAAATTCGCCATAGTTAAAAAGTGGGGCGATAGGCTCGCCCCAAGCCATAATATCCGTTAAGGGATTAATTATTAAGATGCTGAATACATGTATCCCCACTTAGAAGTTGAGTTATCGATGAGATCAATAAATCCAAGTCTTTGTGAAGCAACAAGTACTCTTCTTTGGTTAGCAACTTCGTAGTCAGACTCGACAGTTACGCCTCTTAGTCTTGGCATTACGAAATTTCTTGGGTATACTGCAATAGCTGCGAATGTACCAGTAGCTGGTGTAGCAAATTCGTCACAGAGTAAAACTCTTGATCCGAAGACCTGACCAATTTCACCAGATAGTTTAGTTGCCATGTCGCCAACTAGGTTAGCATCTTGGAACTCTGCATCTTCTAGCAATTCGTAGTAAGACCTTTGTGAAACGATATATACGACTTCACTTGGGTTTACACCATATTTACCCATGTTCTTTCTCATTGAAAGCAATTCAGCAGCTGTCAAAGTGTCAGATGCGAAAGCAGTTGAACTTTGTGTGTAGTCTGAATCGTTTCTTGCTAAGTGACAAAGACCTTCGAAAGATGCACCAGAAGTACCGAAAGCACCATCAGCGTCGTCACCGACGAGAAGAGCGTTTTCGATTGCTCTTGCGTGTGATCTTACCATTGACTCTCTAATTAAAGGTAGAATTGGTAAAATTGCATCTTCTTCAGTTTCGTTACCTAAGTAAGATTGTGAGATAAGTTTTTTGGTTGAAAGAGTTCTTTCAGTTAGATCAACCCCACCGAATGGTGCACCGTAAGAGTCACCTCTTTCAGCTAAGTTACCATGTGGTGATGAACCAGAAGCTGTTTGAGCTGAAGCGAATTCAGCGTAACCACTATCTGGTAGAATTGGGATAATCATATTAGCAGCAGTCATTGGGATTTCTCTAAATAGAGGAGCCAACACTAGCTCATTTTGAATATCTCTTTCAATGTTTGTAGATACTACTTGTTCAAAGTCTGCAGAAGAAACACCCACACCTGAATGTGCGTTTACTTTCTCCATTAGAGATTTTGACATAGGAGTATCCCATCCTTTACCAGTTGCTAAACCAGCAAATTTGGCATCAAGAATGTCTTGTTCAAAAGCTTTTTGCCAGTCGCCTTGACCTTGTCTGTCAGAGAAATGTCTTTTTGACTCACGAATATTCATGATTTCGTCGGACTTTTCAGCGAGTTGCTTCTCAAGAGATTTAACGACTTGCTCTAAATTAGAGTAGTCTGATTTTACTCTTGACTCAACGTCTTGCATTAACTTCTCTGCACCAGATAAACCAGCTTGAACGATAGTTTTTTGCTCTTCCTGTTTTGCTTCCTCGGCGGCTTTTTGAACCTCAGCTTCTTGAGCAGCTTTTTCAGCAGCTTCATCAGCAGCTTTTTGCTCAGCAGCCTTTTGCTCGGCTTGTTTCATTGCAATAGAAGCAGCAGTATCTTCTGCTACTTTCTTAGCGAATGACTCAAGATCGAACTCAGGTTTGCTTTCAGGAGCTTGTTTTTCATTTGACATATTAGTCTCCATTTCTTGGGCGATTGCCCCATTTGGCTGCTCAATTTCAACAGCGTCTGCTGAATCGGTTGAGGTAGCCTTGTAAAAAGATTGCTTATACTTATTGTATGCTTCCATACTATCGAATGACTTTGCCATTCCAAAAGTTGCCCCTTGGTTGCAAGGTACTGATACTACGGACACTTCAAAAAGTTCCGCGTCCTTTATTCTGTATCCATCGGTTTCTGTCATGTAATCAGCGTCCTTGACTTTGAAACCAACAGAAAAAGCCCCAAGGACACCGTCTTTAATTAATTGTGTTACATCACCTGCAGCTTTTGATATCTTTGCAGAAATCTCTAAGCCTTTGTCTGTAACGGATAAATCTTTTGCTCTACCGATAGGTCTGTCATAATTGTGATTAAACAAAATAACTGGATTACCTTTATAATTTTCTAATCCACCTTTTGTCCATGCATCATGCTCAATTATGTCGCCAGCTCTATCTAAGGCATTTGTACTTGCAGAACCTTTAATTTCCACTCCGCCATCATCAGTTTCACCTAATGATTTAAAAGTACTTGTCCAGTGATAAATTTTATTTGACATCTTTCTTCTCCACTTTCTTTTTCTTAGGAGCGGGAGCAGGTGCTGGAGCAGGTGCCGCTACGGCTACCACTACTGGATGTCTTTTATTCATCGCAGATAGTACTCTTTTCCATGAACCAAATGCTCTTCTTAAAAGATAGTCTTTTACTGGAACATCACTACCAAAACTTTTATATGTTGGAAGATCCATAGTTTCTACTTTCTTCTCTGATAAAAATTTTGATAATGCTTTTGCCATCATATCTTTTGTCATATTAATTTTCCTCGCTTGGTGGAGTTTCTACTGGTCGTCCACCTTCTTCTGGATTTACGGCTGAACCTGCAATATTTGCAGGTACTCTCGGCTCTTCAAATCCCTCGACTGGTTCCTTACCTAATGCAGTTCTTGCTTCATTTGGAGATAATATCCCTGTATTTACAAGAGTTGCATAGTAAGCGGCTTGATCTCGTAGTTCGGGTTGTAAAGCAGGTATTCCTGTTACATCCTCAGAAAGTTCAAAACCAAAAAACCTTTCCAGTGCAAATTTTAATTTTCTAACAATAGGTAAAACAGTTTCTAAGTAGTAGAGTCTATGATTTGGGCGAATATTCGCATTATTACCACCGTCAAAAAGAATTGGTGGAATACCCATAGCTTCTAATATTACTTTTTCACTTGCTTTGATAGATTCTTGAAAATCTAATTCTCTAAAGTTAATATTAGTTAAATTATCAACTTCTAAACCACCATCAAGAATAAGAGGTCTTCTACCTCCTGTATTCGGATTGTATCTTACGCTCCATGCTTGTAACATTCTTTCTTTTACTCTTTCAGAAAGTGTGTTGGGTGATTTAAGTACTAAACCTGGTACTGCTCCATTTTTAAAGAAGTTATCTTGAAAATTTCTTAAACTTCCTAAAAGTTGCATAGTTCTATATGCGGGTTTGAGTCTTGGGACTCCTCTGTAAATGGAGTTAAAACTATTCTCTTTTATATGTATAATTTCGTTTGGGGAATAGTCTATACTGTTGTCAAAACTATATTTTTCTATGTAAGTTTTATCGTCTGAGTAAATTGTCATTTTATCTGCGGGTAGATGATATAAATGTACTCCATCGAAGTAAATAAATATATTACCATCTATAAGTAGATCAATTATAAGATTTCTTTTAAAAGTACTAACATCCTGAAAAGGATTAGGTTCTTTATTCAAGAGTAAATGTAATCTTGATCTACGCAGATTTTTTATAATGTTGTTAACGCCAATTATTTGTTCACCTACTGCAAAAGGAATTTCTGATACGTCATCAACAATCATATTTACAGCTCTGTTTACTATTTCAAGCTGTTCGTATGCGTTTCTATAATTAGTAGGAATTTCACGAGAATCAATTGTCATTCCTTCATTTCGGGAAATAACATATTGAGCAGGATTAAGTTTTTCCTCTCGTCGTCCTAAAAATCTATCATACCATGCCATGTTTTGTTCTCTGTATCTCGACCCACTTTTGTTGTTTCA